GCAGGCCGAGGTGGCGCGGATCGGCACAATCGCCGGATCCGCCGTGGGTGATGGCATCATTCACGTCACTGTACGTGATGAGACTGCCGACAGTTACACGGTCAACGAGATAGGATTTTTTACCGACGCAGGGGTGTTATTCGCAGTCTATGCCATGCTCGGCGACCCGATCGTCATCAAATCGGCCTCCTCGGCCCTGCTGCTCGCGATCGATGCCGCGTTTGTGGATGTTGACGCAACCAGCATCACCTCCGGCGACACCAACTTCAGCAACCCACCGGCCACCGGCACAACCCCCGGCATCGTCCGTTTCCAGCAGCACCTGATGGAGACCAGCCCCTTCGTCGCCATGCGCCACGGAGCGTTCGGCCTGGGTGGCCTGCTGGAGATCGATGACGCCGACAGTGCTGTACTCGGCGGATTCTACTCGCTGCCGGCCTCCCTCGGGACTGTCAACGCACCGCTGGCCGACACCTCCGGCGTGCTCTACGTCGCCAACGGTGGCGATGGCAGTGACTACGTGCACCAGATGTGGTGCCAGGCGCAGGGCCACGAGCAGGGCCGCATGTACGTGCGCCACTACAACGCGGCACAAGGCTGGTCCGACTGGATCGAGATGGGCGGCGCCAACGCAATCACGCTCGACGGCCCGCTGTTGATCTACCCCGGCACGTCCAACACCTACCTGATCACAAATTACGACGCGTTCAGCACCTACACCGCCACCTGCAGCGCCGGCGCGACGGCAGCGCTGGCGGATGACACGCTGACGATCGACGTGGATCTCGAGACCGCCCCGGGCGATCTGTTCGTCACCCTCACCCGCAACGGCATGGAGACTCTGTATCAGATCGAGGTGGGGCCGGTGGGGATTGCACAGCCAGTGATCGAGTATCCGTCGAACGGTGCAACTGACCTGGTTGAAACGCTCACGATCTACAGCTCTGCGTTCAGCACTTATCCGCCAGAGTTTGATTCCCACATCAGCACTGACTGGGAGATTGCCACCGATGCTGGATTCACCGCGATTGCGTATCAGTCGCTGGCCGATGAGACGAACCTGGTTGAGTTGTCTGTTCCACCGGACACGCTGGATTACCTGACAACCCATTACGTCCGTGTTCGCTATCGAGGAGTGCAATTGGTTTCAGACTGGTCAGTACCGGTCGCATTCACGACACGCAAAATCCCGCTGCCAACCGCCGAGGTGGCCAAGATATTTGCCTCTGATGGTTTCACTGATGACTTCTTTGGGATGTCGGTCACGATGAACCAGAACGGCACGGTAGCTGTTGTCGGATCCCCCAATGACGATGACGACGGCGACCGGTCCGGCAGCGCTTATGTCTATAACTACGTTGGTGGCAGCTGGATACAGGTGGCAAAGCTGACGGCCAGTGATGCCGCCACGCTCGACCGCTTCGGCTACACCGCCGATATCAATGCGGCCGGCACCGTGTGCGTTATTGGTGCCATGTACAATAGCGACGCGGGGACATACTCAGGCAGTGCCTACATATTTGCCGAGTCGGGTGGCAGCTGGAGCCAGATCGCAAAGCTGACTGCCAACGATGCCGCCTCAACAGATTATTTTGGCCGTTCCGTATCGATCAATGCTGCCGGCACACGAGTGCTGGTGGGGGCGGATCTAGACGATGACGGCGGCTCGGACTCGGGTAGCGTTTACGTATTCGATGAGTCGGGAGGCAGCTGGAGCCAGGTTGCAAAGCTCACGGCTGGGGATGCAGGTGCCGGCGACAAATTCGGAGCATCGGCAGGTTTAAACGGCGTGGGTGATATCGCGATTATCGGCGCGCCGGCCAATACGGATGCAGGCACGGCATCGGGTAGTGCCTACATATTTGCCGAGTCGGGTGGCAGCTGGAGCCAGGCGGCAAAGCTCACCGCCAGCGACGCCGCGGCCGGTGACAACTTCGGCTGTGCGGTAGCGATCGATGGGGATGGCGATACCGTGATTATTGGCGCCTACGGCAACGACGACGCCGGATCGGATTCAGGTAGTGCCTACATATTTGCCGGGTCAGGTGGCAGTTGGAGCCAAGTGGTCAAACTCACTGCCGACGATGCTGCCGCCGGCGATGACTTTGGCTGGAGCGTATCAATCGACGAGGCCGGCGCCGTTGCACTGGTTGGTGCCAGTGCAGGGGGGGCATACATCTTCAACAGCCCTGGCGGAATATTCTCGCAGCTGGCAAAACTCACTGCGTCCGACGGAACCAGCGCCCTGGGAGAAGGCGTAGCTATTTCGGGGGATGGCACAACCTGCATTGTGGCCGACGAACGAGCTACAGGAACCCGAACTTATACGGGTGCAGCATACATATTCGCATGAGGGCTAAAGCAGTGATCGAATACGCCAAAACCACCGCCGCCGGCACCGTCATCGAATACCCGGTGTATGAGCACCACATCCGCAACCGCGGCCAGCTGCCGCGCAGCTACGAGCGTGTGGCGGCTACGGCAGAGCCCGCCCACAACCGGCTGACCCACTCCGCAGCGAGGCTCACGCCGGTGCGCAACGCTGAGGGGCAGCTGATGCAGGCATGGGAGATATCGGTAAAGCCGTTGCCGCTGCTGCGCGCCGACATGCTCTCCGCACTGGCCGATTACCGCTACCAGGTAGAAACCGGCGGCATCACACTGCCCGACGGCACACGGATCAAAACCGAGCGTGAAGACCAGGCCATGACCAACGCGGCGTACAGCTCGCTGAAAAACGGACTGGTCTCCAGCACCGAATGGAAATCAGCCAACGGCTGGCTGACGGTGACGCTCACAGAGCTGGAGCCTGTCGCAACCGTACTGGCGCGGCATGTCGCTGCCTCGTTCGGTGCCGAACGGGACGTGGCCGAGCAGATCAAGCAGTCAGATCTGCCCGCGCTGCTCGCGCTGGATCTGCGTGGGGCGTTCAACGCGGCCTATACCTCTCGGTTGCAGACTCTCAACGCCTGATCAGATCCAGTTACCGCCGCTCACAGCCGCCCTTCGGGGCGGTTTTTGTTTCAGCCGGCTCGGCAGTAAACTGTGCACTGAATCGGACACGAGGGACAGGGAATGGAAGAGAAGGTCTACCGCCAGCGACGCAACCTGATGATCACCTGCATCGGGATCATTCTGTTCTACATGGGGCCAGGGAATTTCAACGAGATCGGGCTGCTAAAAAATCTGGGTCTCCATACGGTTGAGTCACCGCTATTAAAGGCCATGATTTTGCTCATGTTCGGGTATTATGCTCTCAGGTATTATCAATACAGCTCAGAGTTTCCCGGAGCTTTTTTTTACTCCATCAAGAAATACCTGGTTGAAGAAAAATCTGAGCTTCACGAGCAGAACATCACACCCGTTTTGCGTGATGCGATGGCGAGTTACAGTTCCAAGGTTCCCGATACCTTTACTGGAATAAGAGGAAGGCTTGAAGACATTACCTGTGACGGGCTCTTCGGCAAATGGCTTTTTACGTTCAAGGTGCGCACTTCGTACATAAAAAACGATCCTCCAAAGACAACCAATGACTATGACTGGCAGGAGCACGCCCCAAACCTGTATGAGGCAACAGGTCCTGAGTGGAAGCGCTTTAAATGGCAGGCTATCCGCTACGTTACGATCCACCGCACCGGCTTCACCGACTGGATAATCCCTTGGCTGTTCTTCTGGGGCACCTGGGCTATGATCGTTTGGAATGAAGTCATCTGTACCGCCTGGCAACTGGCCACCATGTAACACCCCACCCTACACCCCCCACAGCTCCTCTCTCCTCGCGCGAGGCTGCACACTGAGTCCAGTGCAACGCAAACCGCAGGAGAGAGCCAATGGCAACCGAATACCATCACGGCGTCCGCGTCATCGAGATCAACGAGGGCACCCGCCCGATCCGGACCGTATCGACGGCCGTGATCGGGCTTGTGGCCGTTGCAGCTGATGCCGACGCCGATTTCTTCCCCGAGAACAAACCCGTACTGATCACCAACATCCGCACCGCGATCGGCAAAGCCGGCACTCAGGGCACACTGGCCAGGGCGCTCGACGCCATTGCCGACCAGACCACACCCGTCTGTGTGGTTGTTCGTGTGCCCGAAGGGCTAGACAGCGCCGAAACCACCAGCAACCTGATCGGCACCGTGACGCCCACAGGTGACTACACCGGCATGAAGGCGCTGCTCGCAGCCGAGAGCAAACTGGGGGTTAAGCCCCGTATTCTCGGTGTGCCAGGGCTGGACGATCAGGCCGTTGCCGCCGAGCTGGTCAGCATTGCCCAGCAGCTGCGCGCCTTTGCCTACGTATCGGCCTTCGGGGCCGAAACCAAGGAAGAGGTCGTCACCTACCGCGACAACTTCGGTGCCCGTGAGGTAATGGTGATCTGGCCTGACTTCATCGGCTGGGATACCGTCGCCAATGCCTCAGCAACCTTTTACGCCACCGCCCGCGCGATGGGCCTGCGTGCCAAAATCGATGAAGAGACCGGCTGGCACAAAACCCTGTCCAACGTCGCCGTCGAAGGCGTCACCGGCATCAGCAAAGACGTGTACTGGGATCTGCAAAACCCGGCCACCGATGCGGGCTACCTTAACGAAAACGACATCACCACCCTGATCAACCGCAACGGCTTTCGGTTCTGGGGCTCGCGCACCTGCTCAGATGACCCGCTGTTCGCGTTCGAGAACTCCACCCGCACCGCCCAGGTACTGGCCGACACCATCGCCGAGGCGCACATGTGGGCCGTGGACAAGCCGATGCACGCCAGCCTCATCCGCGACATCATTGAAGGCATCAACGCCAAGTTCCGCCAGCTGAAGTCGCGCGGCTACATCATTGATGCAAAGGCCTGGTACGACCCAGAAGCCAACACAACCGAAGGCCTGAAGTCGGGCCAGCTGTACATCGATTACGACTACACACCGGTGCCACCGCTGGAAAACCTGATGTTCCAGCAGCGCATTACCGACCGCTACCTGGCCGACTTTGCCAGCCAGGTCACGGCATAACGGCCCGAACAGCATAGGGGGAACAGCCCATGGCACTGCCACGCAAACTGAAAAACATGAACCTGTTTAACGATGGTCTGAGCTACGTTGGCGAAGTCGCCGAAGTGGTCCTGCCATCGTTAGAGCGCAAGATGGAAGAATGGCGGGGTGGCGGTATGAACGGCCCCGTTAAAACGGATCATGGCCAGGAGGCCATGTCCATGGAGTGGACCTGCGGGGGGCTCATGGAAGACGCCCTCAAGCAGTACGGAATCACCACACACGATGGTGTCATGCTGCGCTTTGCCGGGGCATACCAGCGTGACGATGCTGCCGATATCGACGCCGTCGAAGTGATCTGCCGTGGCCGTCACAGCAAAATTGACCCCGGCACCGCCAAAACCGGCGAAGGCTCTGAATTCAAGGTGACCACCGAGCTCAGCTACTACCGGCTGACCATCAACGGGGTCGACATCATTGAAATCGACCTGATCAACATGATTGAAATTGTCGATGGCGTCGACCGCCTGGCTGACCAGCGCCGCGCGATCGGGCTCTAACCCTTCACGGCATTGGCCGGTGACCCCCAGGCGCCGGCCCTTTTTCACTGCAACGGGATGCATACCATGAAAAAAGAACTACCTGACCAGAATCAGAACGAAGTCACCATCGTTGAACCCAAAGAGCTGCCGCCCTACTCCGTGCAGCTGGATGAGCCGATCAAGCGCGGCGAGCAGGTGATTGACGTGATCACCCTGCGCAAACCGAAAGCGGGTGAGCTGCGTGGCCTGAGCCTGCAGGATGTGCTGCAGCTGGACGTGAACAGCCTGAAAAAGCTGCTGCCGCGCATCAGCCACCCTACCCTGACCGAGCAGGACGTAGACAACATGGACCCCGCCGACCTGACCGCCGTAGGCACGGAGCTGGTGGGTTTTTTCGTGCAGAAGCAGCGCAAGGAANGGAAGAAGCGTACCTGTAAGCGTGGACGAAGCCATGGCGGACATCGCCATGGTGTTCCACTGGCGGCCCTGCGACATGGCCGACCTGGAACTGGTTGAATTGATGGACTGGCGAGAACGGGCGCGCAGGCGCTGGGAAGGAGACGAAAAGTGAGCAACAAGCGCCTGACTCTGGACCTGATTCTCAGCACCATCGACAAGGCCTCTGCCCCGCTGAAGCAGGTAATGCGGGGCAGCAGCGCTACCGCACAGCAGCTCAAGGCCGCAAAAGAGCAACTGGCCGGCCTGCAACGTCAACAGAAAGACATCAGCTCATTCCAGCAGCTGCAGCGTGCCACAAAACAGAACCGCACCGAGCTGCAGCAGGCATCTGAAACGGCTCGCCGCCTGAAGCAGCAGCTGGAAGCAACCGAGAACCCCAGCAAACGACTCAGCCGCCAGTATGAGCGTGCCGCCCAGCAGGTCAGCAACCTGCGGCAAAAACAGATCCGCCACCTCGACACTCTCAAAACGGCCAAGCAACGCTTGGGCGAAGCCGGGATCAATGTTAAGCAGCTGTCCCAGCACAACCTGAAGCTGTCTCAGGACATTGATACCGCGACTGCCTCCATGCGGCAGCAGCAAAAGGCGCTTGACCGGCTCACCCAGCGGCAGGAGCGCCTGAAAGCCGCATCTGCCAGCTTCGCAGCTACGCAAGAAACGGCCAACCACATTGCCGGGGCCGGCTTCCGTGCCGCCGCTATGGGCAGCACCATCAGTTATGGCGCCATGCGGGTCATTCAGCCTGGCATGGAGTTCGATGCGGCCATGAGTCAGGTTCAGGCTCTGACCCGCCTGAACAAAGAATCTGAAGCGTATATCGCGCTGCGCAAACAGGCCCGCGATCTTGGGGCCACCACCTCGTTCTACGCGTCTGATGCCGCCGCAGGCCAAGGGTATCTGGCGATGGCAGGCTTCACCCCTGATGCAATCATCAACGCAATGCCAGGTATGCTGTCGCTGGCCAAAGCCGCCGGTATCGAGCTGGGGCAAGCGGCCGATATCGGCTCCAACATCCTGACGGGCTTTAACCTGCAAGCGGCTGACATGGGCCGGGCCGGTGACGTACTGGTGGGCACCTTTACCCGTGCCAACGTCGATCTGGCCATGCTGGGCGATACCATGAAGTACGTCGCCCCGGTTGCGTCAGGGCTTGGCGGTACGCTTGAAGAGGCCGCCGCCATGGCGGGCAAACTGGGTGATGCGGGTATTCAGGGCAGCATGGCCGGTACCGCTCTGCGATCCATCTACAGCCGTATGGCGGCACCACCCAAGGCCGCCGCCGATGCATTGGCCGAGCTGGGCATTCGCACCAAAGACGCCCAGGGCAACCTGCGGCCGATGACCGACCTGCTGACCGAGCTGCACGACAAAACCAAAGACCTGGGCGCAGCGCAGCGCGCGGCCAGCTTCAAGGCGATCGCCGGTGAAGAGGCGTTCTCGGCACTGGCAGTGCTAACCNCCGGAGATCTACAGAAGCTGATCAGTGAGCTGCAGAATGCGACCGGGGAAGCTCAGCGCACAGCCGCTGTGCAAGCCGACAACGCAGCCGGTGATTTCATGTCGCTCAAGAGCGCGGCACAGGATGTAGCAATCGAGCTGACAGAGCTGAACGATGGCCCGCTGCGTGGCGCGATTCAGATGGTCACCAGCATGGTGCGTGGAGTCGGCAACTGGATCAAAGAGAACCCGGTGTTGGCCGGTACGATCGCCAAGGTGGCGGTTGTCGCCGGTGTGCTGCTGGTGACCTTCGGCACGCTGGCACTGGCCGTGTCAGCCCTGATGGGGCCGCTGGCGATCATGCGCTGGGTGTTTGTCGCTGCAGGGCTCAAGGGCGGTGCGCTGGGTACCGTTCTGACCACACTGGGTAAAACCGTACTGCCCATGTTGGGCCACGCCATTATGTGGGTCGGCAAGGCGTTCATGGCTAACCCGATCGGGCTGGCCGTCGCCGCGATCGCCGGCGCTGCCTATCTGATCTACCGCAACTGGGAGCCCATCAAGGCGTTCTTTACCAGCCTGTGGCAGCAGGTGAAAGAAGCGTTCAGTGGTGGCATTGCCGGCGTCGGCGCCCTGCTGCTCAACTGGTCCCCGCTCGGTCTGCTGTACAAGGGTATACGCGCAGGGCTGTCACAGCTGGGCATTGAGATGCCCGCCCAGCTGAGCGAGGTATTCAGCAAGGCACTCAGCGCAGCAGGTACCCTGCTGCTCAATTGGCACCCTGTCAGCATTCTGTACAGCATGATTCAGAAAGGCCTGGGGCTGATGGGCATTGAGCTGCCCGCCAAGTTCAGCGAGTTCGGGGCCAACCTGATTCAGGGGCTGATCAACGGCTTCACCAACATGTTCCCCAACCTGTCGCAGAAAGTCAGCGACCTGGCCAGTTCAGTGGGCAACTGGTTTAAGGAGAAGCTGGGCATCAACAGCCCATCGCGCGTGTTTGAGGGGTTTGGCGGCGACTTAATCAGCGGCCTGCTCAATGGCCTTACGGCTGGCATTACCCGGGTGCACGACACAATCACCAACATGGCAGGATCAGTCTCGGGCTGGTTTAAGGACAAGCTGGGCATCAACAGCCCGTCACGTGTGTTCAGTGAGCACGGTGGTGATGTACTGGCTGGCCTGCAGCAAGGGCTGGAGAACCACGACACAGTCCTCAAGCCAGTCGATACCCTGAGTAAACGCCTGAAACAGGCCGGGGCCGGCCTGACGCTGGGCGCGGTTACCGTCACCGCAGCGGCTGAAAACGTGACAGGTGCCACGTTGCCTGATCAATACGGGCTCGCCCGTTACCAGGTAGAACAGCCCGATGCACAGTTGCCGAATCTCAACGCGATAGCACAGTACAACACTCAGCTGGAGGCTATTAAGCTGCCCGATCTGGAGGCAGTTGCTCGCTATCGCACCGAAGTGCAGTCGACCAGCCTTCCGACCATACAGCGCACAGAGCAGCTACAACCGCTGATTGATAAGCGCCCACCACTCCAGGCACGCCCTGCATCCGCCCAGCAGCAGGCCCCCGCACCGATCACGGTGGAAGCCATACACGTACACGCTGCGCCAGGGATGGATGAGCAAGCCGTGGCCAGACTGGTCGCACAGGAGATCCAGAAGCTGCACCTGCAGCAAGCCGCTGCCACCCGTTCACAGTTACGAGATGAGGACTGACCATGCTGATGTCACTGGGCCAGTTTGTATGGGGTATCAACACCCTCGCCTACCAGCAGCTGCAGCGACAGACAAACTGGCGGTGGGCCGCAAACAACCGCGTGGGCCAGCGCCCGGCGCGGCAATACGTCGGCGAAGGCGACGACACCATCACCCTGTCGGGCTGGCTGTCACCTGAGCTGGCAGGCGATCGCAACTCACTGGATACCCTGCGCTACATGGGCGATCAGGGCCTGCCCTACGTGCTGGTGGATGCCACCGGTCGCGTGTATGGCCTGTGGGTGATCGAAGGTGTCAGCGAGACCGGTACCCTGTTCCGCGTTGACGGCCTGCCCCGGCGTATCGACTTCAGCCTGACGCTGAACCGCGTAGACGATAACCGCATCGACCAGGTAGGCCTGATCACCGATCCCACCGAGGTCATTGCATGAGCAGCGGCAGCCGCACACCCAGTTACCGTCTGATCGTCAACGGCCAGAACATCACCCCCACAGTCAACGGCCGCCTGATCAACCTGACCCTGACCGACGAGCGCGGCGACAAGGCCGACCAGCTGGATATCACACTGGATGATCACGAAGGCCTGCTGGCCATGCCGCCCCAGAAGGCCACCATTGAATGCTGGATCGGCTGGAAAGACGCACTGGTGTACAAGGGCCGATTCACGTTGGACGAGGTAAGCCATTCAGGCCCACCCGATGTATTGACCCTGCGGGCACGATCGGCTGACTTCAAAGGCAGCATCAAACGCAAGCGGGAGCAGAGTTACCACGGGGTAAAGCTGGGTGACATACTCAGCGCCGTGGCGACCCGCAACGGCTTGCAGCAGGCGATCGACGCCGAGCTGGCCGCAACGCCGATCGACCACCTGGACCAGACCGGCGAGAGCGACCTGAACCTGATCACCCGCCTGGGGGAACAGTATGGCGCAGTGGCCACGGTTAAAGACGGCCGCCTGCTGTTTAAGCCCGCCGGTACCGGAACCACCGCAGGTGGCAGCGCCATCCCGGCGATCACCATCCACCGCAACAAGGGCGATCAACACCAGTACCAGCGCACCGAACGCGACAGCGACTACACCGGCGTGCAGGCCCACTGGCAGGACACCGTTACCGGTGAGCAACAGACGGTGACCGTTGGCACAGACGAGAACGCCAAGGTACTGCGCCACACCTACCCGAACGCAGCAGAGGCCGAGAGTGCAGCCAAATCGGAATGGCACAGCATGAAGCGCGCCGGCGGCAAGTTGACGCTGAACTTGGCTGAAGGCATTGCAGAGCTCTACCCGGAAACGCCGGTGACCGTGGTGGGGTTTAAGCCGGATATCGACGGGACCGACTGGGTGACGGAGCGGGTGGTGCACTCGCTGAGTGAGAGCGGGTACACCGTGCGAGGGGAGTTGGAGGTGAAGGGTTAATACGGCAACTCCCCTGTCTCAAGCAAACACAGGAATTCCTCGTAAAAAAGAATATGAATGCCCAACTCCTGTGCCTTTGAAATTTTGCTCCCACCTGGTGTGTCACCCACCACCAAAAAGCCTAGGCTCGCACCAAATGTCGACTTGATTACACGCAGATCGTGTTGCTCTGCCAATGCTTCGGCATATGCCCTATCCGCTTTACTAAACCCTGTGAACATCACACTGATCCGGCCATCCTTCTCGGCTCTCTGTGTCCGGGTAGGTACACGATACGGAATTTCTCTGCCACTGATGGTTTTGATCCAAGTATCCCGATCAATCGGTTGCCAGTTATAGCTTTCGACTGCTGTTACACGGTCAAACCTGAACGTGCGTACAGCATTGGCTTTGTGGCAGAACGCCTCGAAGCGTTCCTCATCTGCGGATCGGATCTCGACGCTGCGGCGGGTGGTGTTCCCGCCAAGGTCGGTATAAGTAATGGTGACGATCGGCAGGCTGCTGGTCATGTCACTGATCCAGCAGTTCCAGGTACTGCGGATACTGCATCAGCATGAAGTCCTTAATCTGCACCTGCATATCAGGGTTGTGGTGGGCGGTGGCGAACGCGCCGGCGCCGACTTTCATATCGGGCAGGTAGAAGCTGACGAAGGTGCGATCATGCCTGGCCGAAGTTTCAACCAGGTGTTCTGACACCGCACCCAGCTCATCAGCACTGGGCAGGCGCCCGTCTACCAGCGGTACCTGAACATCAATTCTGAGCTTGATGCTGCCCAACTCATCCCGCTTGATCACCTCATATGGAATGGTTGGGTCGGCTGCGAGCGCTTGGGGCGATGCCATCAGCAAGCCCAGCAAAATACCCTTCAATTGCATGTTCAACTCCCTGTCACTTAATAACAATTACTAACATTCTAATACTGTGCGTGCGCGTTTTCTAACCAAAAGTCCCTTCATCTTCAGCGGCGGCCAAATAAACGGGGCCTTTTGAGTCAACACTGTGATTATCAAGGGCCAACGACTGGAAGGCTTTGCCCGCTGCCATCAGGTGCTGCTGCCCAAGGTGGGTACAGCCACGGTACACGCCCAGCAGCTCTACCTCATCCGATGACAACCCCGTGACTGATGTATCCATTCGAGTGCCTGTCAGGATGTACAGTACATCGGCACCGGCACTGGCAATTGCACACAAATACTCGCTATCGGGCGCCCTTTTGCCCTTTTCATAGTTGGATTGGGCGTTTCTCGCCACTCCACCAACTGCACCAAACTCTTCCTGACTCAGGCCAAGGCGCTCCCTTTCCTCCTTTAACCGGTCCCCAATTTCACTCATTCGGATACACTTTTGTTGACATGCACTCAAACGAGTGCAATCATTGCTGTTAGTAACGGTTATTAACGGCTAATAACTTAAGGAATTCTAGGCCATGCCCTCGACAGACACCACAACGCAAAACCGCGACACAATCCGGCCCCGCCGCACACTGCAGGTGGTCTTGCCCAAAGACCTGCTCGACGAGGTCAGCAAGATGGCGGATGACGAAGATAGATCCCGCTCCAGCATGGGCGCTCGACTGATTCAGGAGGCGATCGAGTCCCGCAAAAGCTGAACCCTCAGGACTCATTTAAGCCCAGTCACCCCCTCTGAACTACGGCTATATAAAAGAGATACGGACATGAGCAGACGGACACGCCAATGCCATGGTGGCATTCACACTCCACAGATGGCGGTTTACCACGCCGTTCACAGTTACAAAGGTGGTCTGCCTGTCGTCGCCGCGATGATGGGCAACCATCCCAGCCCCGATACTCTGCGCAAGAAGCTGGACCCGGATCAGGACGGCCATCACCTGCGGCTGGACGAAGCGGTGGAGATCCTGCGCATCACCAAAGACACCCACATTCTCGATGCCCTGTGCGCTGAAGTGGGTGCCGTGTGGTTCATCCCTGAAACGGTACCTGCCGCACCGGCTGATCTGGATGTACTGCACAGCAGCACCGCATTGATGAAGCGTGCCGTGCAGCTGATATCAGAACTGGAATGCGCACTGCGCGACGGCGATATCGATGAAACCGAACGCGCTCGCCTCGATAAACACATCATGCGCCTGTTCCAGGCTACGCACGGCATCTCTGAAACCGCCGGTCGGTTTGAGCGTGACGAAGAGGGCCAGTCATGAGCGGAAGCGTCTACAAACTCCGGTGCCCGCACTGCCATCACGGCCTGCGTGTGCGCAACTCAGTGGCTATGCATCCCCTGTTGCGGTCCACCTATTTGCAATGCACCAACGTGGGCTGTGGCGCGACGTTCCGTGGCCAGATGGAGATCACCCACGCGATGAGTCCGTCTGGCTGCCCCAACCCCGAGATCGACCTGCCGCTGGCTGACGCGGCCATTCGCCAGGCGGCGATCGAGCGCGAGAACGCCAAGCAGATGGATATAGACGACCTCCTCCAGGACGATGCAGTACAAGGCGAGCAGGCATGAACCCACAACTGCGTGACGACATCGTTAGCCGCCTGACCCAGCAGCACAAGGGCAAGGTGG